ATGCCTCGGCTCGTAGCTGGCTGCCACTCTTCCGAGGCAAATATATTGTAACAGGAGGACAAGCAATAAAAAACCGCCCGCGTGTAGCGGGCGGCCAGAGAGGAGAAACAAAATGTGGAAGAAAATCAGGGAAAGTCTAATTATTGATCCGAAACGGGATAGCGACCTTTTTTATGAAAGGCATCCCAATTTACCATTGGGAATCTCATTGGCTGCTTTTTTATCCTCGAGTATTCCGCTTATCCTGTTGATAATAATCCGAGGATGAGCGCAACCCACCCCGCAAGACTCGAGATCAACGCAAGGATGAAAATTACCACTGGTATCAAAAACCTTCGACGATCCTTTGCTCGTAATGAAAAATCGCGTGCGGGCGGAAGGGGGAACAACAATGTTAGATAAACTGTTTTGGCGAATCAACGCTAGGAAAACGGGAAATTACTTCAAAATCATTGAGATTGGCGGAAAGCTCTTTTTTGTGACGATAGAGCCGTATATCAGCATCGATGAGCGTATAAAGCAAGCACGGGAAGCGGGCTTTTTATCAGAACAAGACATTCGAGATTTCGAGGATAAGTCAGCGATAAACTGAGGAAAGCCAAGGATATGCAGACTCTAGCTTATTTATTATCCCAGAGTAAAGGCGAATTTCAGAGGAGGAAACTTTGATAGGGTTTTGATCAGAATTTCGATGGGTTTCCAACTTAGACAATTTGTTGCGATAGCATCCATAAATTTCGAGAATTTCAACTTGAGAAAAATCGACTGGCAAAATTATCACCTCCTTTACCGAATATTACCATAGTCAAGGAGGACAAGCAATAATAGCGCCCACAAATCCGCGGCGAAAGGAGGCCCGCAAATGCGAAAAACGCTGGACCAGATCCGGGAGATCCCTGGACCTTACATATCGGCGGCGGATGCGGCCGCCTACATCGGAATAGATGCGCAAATAATCCGAGTCGCGGCTACGGGAAAGGCAAAGGTACAGTTGCCGTTTCCCACGGAAAAATGGACCGAAAAACGCCTGAGAATCCCCAAAGGGGAATTTATCAAATGGGCCGAAAAAACCGAAGGAATTTGAAAAAATCAGAAAGGACAGATCATCATGCGCAAATTATGGACCCGCGCCGCAGCTCAGGCGCATTACATCAAAGTACAGACAGGCCGCGCGCCGCATGACCTTGCATACTGCTCCGCATGTGACTATCTCAAAAAGCCTGCCCGCGCGCCGGAGCATGAACTGAAGCGGCAAGGAATCAAGGCATAAGGAGGCGCGTCAAATGGCCTATCAAAAGGTTGCGTACCCGCCGCGAAAATGCGCCGTGTGCGAAACCGTATTTACACCAGGCCGCCGAGACAAAAGATTTTGCTCCGCCGCGTGCCGCAGCAAATACCGACACCGGGTACGTCCAAACAAGCCGCGGAAATCCAAAAGGACGCGGCAGTTAGTAGATAGACGCTGTACACACCCTTTATCCATTGGGGATGGATGCTATCTACACGAGCACTGCGGGACCTGCCCGTTTGCGGATTGCGCAGCGGACGCGGCGGACATCGTAAATTACGACCGGGAAGCGAAAGGAGACGCGAAGAATGGACAACCTGTATGAGCTTTGCGCGTTTTACCTGTTTTGGGGGCCTCGCCTGATAATCCCATTTGGATGTATGGTGATGGCCGCCGCAATAAATGAGGATCTTATACCGTGGATCAAGAGGAGGAGCGCTCGTGCTGTGCACCGTCGAAAAGCCGGTTAAATTCAAAACCTGCAAAAACTGCCCGGATCATACACGGGATCGCTCGTGTTGCGAGACATGCGCGGGATGGCGCTACCGGGAGCGCCGTAACAAGCAGTATCACGAGATCTATGACCGCCGCCGCAAAATCAATACGGACGCGGCGGCACATGTCAGCCAGTCCATTGCACGTACTTTTCGGAGGACCGGCGTATGGTGAGCCTACATATTGCGCACGTAGCCGCCCAGCTCGTCATTTTAGGATTGGCGGCACGGCTCCACATCATTGACAGCTATCCGCGCTTGCAGGCCGCGCGCCGGGCCGCGGGGAAAGGAAGATCATGGCGAAGAAAAAACAACCCCCGCAGGATCAAAAATCCTTGCGGGAAATGACCATAGCAGAGGTAGAGGAGGCCCGCCACGCATATAACCGCCTGCATCCAAATGACCGAATCGAGAGCTACGGGAAATTTGTGCAAAGAATGGGGGACAAAATCCCGTGAAGATCCTCGATGTTTTTGGATCGCTGGCCTATGCCGTGGGGTCTGGAGGAGAGTGCTACATATTGACCGGGTGCCGGACGGACCAGGACGGCGGACAGCTGTATTTTGACCACAAGATCAAACTTAACGGCGCACAGGCGCAAGCGGTTGGGGAGATTATCGATGAGGCCACATTTGCGCAGCGCCGGATCATTGCCGGGCTTGCGGACATCCTCACCCCCCAGGAGGAGCGCCGCCGCGCGGCGGCGCTGTACGAACCGGCCGCCCCGGAGGATTGCTGTCCGCGTTGCGGCGAGCACCCGCCCGCGGAAGGGGATACTCTTTGCCTGGATTGCCGCGCATGGATCGGGGAATCGATCCACGGCCGCCTGGAATTTAAGCCGTATACAAACACGATTTGCCCGGTATGCGGGCAGAAGTTACGCCCGGCCGTGCAATGCCACAGAGCCGGTGCAAGTATCTGTATGACGCATTGCTTTAACCCGCCGTGCGAACATCTCGACATGACAACCAGCCTTACGCGCTGCACCTATGCCGAGGATCGAGGAGGCCAAAAAGCACAACAAAAAACGGTTTAACGCCCACTGTCCAAAGTTGCGTTAAACCGTTTCGCTTACTCCGAGAGCTGGCCGCTCTCATTGCATTTATTATACCACGTGAGCGGCCGGACTGTCAATTGTGCAATCCCTGCAAGGCCGCATTGTGAGCGGCCTTGCGACGGAATCAATCTATTATCTTACCGACAGGAGGCCAACAATGGGATACTACATGCAGACCTACAAAACCGGGGCAGTGATCGAGGTCGAAAAGCGGCAGACGCTCGGCAGGCCGAGGGAAACCTTTGGCCCTCGCGCTCCGAAACAAAAACCCACGCCGGATCAGATGTTTGCCATCAACGAGCGAAACGCGGCCAACAATCTGCGCCGCATCCTAAACGCCAATTTTGGGGAGGACGACTACCACGTTGTCCTCAAATACAAGCCCGGCGAGCACCCGGACCCTTAGAAGCCCGCAAGCAGATCGAAAACTTCCTCCGCGGCTTGCGGGCCGTCTTTAAGGCGGAGGGCCAGGAACTGAAATACATACACGTCACGGAGCATTTGAGATCGACCATCCACCATCATCTCATTGTCCAGCATTGCGATCCGCGTATCATATCCCGCCTTTGGAAAAAGGAGCCGTCCCACCTCCGGGCAAGCTTCCACCCGCTGGACGGCAGCGGGCAATATAAAAAGCTGGCCGAGTACCTCATCAAAGAGACATCAAAAACATTCCGCAGCGGCGAGAGCGCATACCGAAAAAGATTCTGCGAAAGCAAAAACCTCATCCACCCAAAGCCAAAAACCAAAAAGATAAACGCGCAGAAATGGAGATCCGCCCCAGTACCCAAAAAAGGTTACATCATCGAGACTGATTCGGTCGAAACTGGAGTCAATCCATTTACCGGGCTTGTCTGGCAGAGATACAGCATGATCCGCATTGCGCCGCCAAACAAGCCAAGAAAAAGGACCATATAAAAATCAAAAAATCGAGGTGATAAAAACGCTGGAACTAAATCAACTTTACAACATGGATTGCATGGATGGGATGCGGGAATTCCCGGACAAATATTTTGAACTGGCGATTGTAGATCCGCCCTATAGAGATGAATCGGAGAATTGCCCCACAAAAGATATGCGGAAACACGGGACAATGAAAACTTTCGGAAAAAAGCCAGACGCAAAATATTTTGATGAGTTGTTTCGCATAAGTCAAAATCAAATCATATGGGGCGCAAACAATTTTAAATTACCAGAATACAAAGGATTCGTTGTCTGGAAAAAACAAACGATATCCGAGAAATTTACCATGTCGATGGCGGAAGTTGCCTACATATCGGAGGGGCTTGGAACGATATCTAAAGTGTTTGAGTATCCGCCGCAGGGCAAAAAAGACGATTGTAGAATCCATCCCACGCAAAAGCCGGTAGCGCGCTACGAGTGGCTATTATCCAAATACGCAAAACCCGGAGACAAGATCCTCGACACTCACGCAGGCAGCGCGTCCAGCCTGATTGCCTGCCACAACATGGGATTTGATTATATCGGCTTTGAGATCGATCGGGATTATTACGAAAAAGCGCTGGAGCGCCTGGAGGCGGTTAAAGCGCAAACGAGATTATTTTAGGAGCGTGACCTTATGAAAATATACATAGCGGGCAAGATCACAGGCGATCCAAATTACAAAAGCAAATTTAATGCCGCACATCTATCAATTGTGTATCAATACGATGTCCCCATCAACCCCGCGCTCCTACCGGCCGGATTATCAAAAGCGGACTATGCCCGGATTTGCTTTGCAATGATCGATACGGCCGACAAGGTTATGTTTTTGCCGGACTGGCAGGAGAGCCCCGGCGCACGTCTCGAAATGGAATACTGTCTGTATACCGGAAAAGACATCGAAATACTGCCAGTAATACCAGAGGTATAACAGAACCATTTTGCCGCCGCTGGCAAAATGGAAAGCCGAAAAACAATAGCGGGGAGGAAAGATCGTGATATACCGAAAACCCTACAAGCCGCGCCGCACACAGATCCCGGAAAAGGATCGGATCGCGCCGCCCGGACAGCAGGCCACACCACCGGAGCCGCGGCCGGAAGAAAGCACAAGTTGCTTTAAATCCAAATCTCAGACCATCGATGTAACCGTGACGAATCAACCGTTAGCGCCCCAAAGCAGTAGTGGGCGATCCGCCTCTGCAAAAGGGATGTCATCCGGCCTTATTAACCATATACCGGAGCCGCCGCTAGATCCGCCGCCGCGCCGCCGCCCCAAAGCCGCCTCCCCCACAATGCCGATTCCCACCGAAAGCGAGGAGCAGCAACAACTCTTTTTATGGGCGCAATGGATGGAGGGACAGCACCCGGAGCTCGCACTTTTGCACCATATCCCCAATGAGGGCAAGCGCTCAAAGGCTACGGGCGGCCGCCTCGTTGCAGAGGGATTGCGAAAAGGCGTGCCGGACATCTGCCTGCCAGTCCCAAACGCAATATATCACGGTCTGTATATCGAGCTCAAGCGTATAAACGGCCGCGCGTCGGAAGATCAAAAGAGATGGATCTCCGCCCTGAATAATCAGGGATACCGCGCCGCCATCTGCTTTGGATGGGATGAGGCCGCGAAGGTCATTATGAGCTATCTAAATATCAAAGGAGGACCGCACCATGTCGAGGAGTAAAAACGAGTCGTCATACCGTTATTGGACCCGCCTGTCAAGAGATCACGCACAGCCGGGCAAAGACCGCACAAAGAGCCGCCGCCCGCGGTCACGCACCCAGAGAGGAGGCCGCCGCAATGGATAATGTAATAAGCCTTGCGGCCGCCCGTGCCGCCGCCGATCTCGTGCCGAATTATCCCATCCCATACAATGAGCTGACTGTGGAGCAGATTATACCGCAGATAGCGGGTATATGGGAGGAGATAGACAAGATCCCGCATAAGCGGTATGGAGTGTGCCGGTTTTGCGGACAGGTTAAGGACATGCCGGACGCCGGTTATAGTCTGCAAAAAGATCTCGATGAGATTGCCCCCCGCCAGTGCGAGTGCCTGGACGCAAAATCATACGCAGCGGACTTGCGACGCGAGCGGGAGCGCATAGAAAAACGCCTCACCGCACAGGAGCAAGCGGAGGATGCCATCGACGAGATGTTTGGAGAGCAGGCTCCGGGATATGGAAAAATAACCATCAAGGAGGATACTCGCGCCCACATCCTGCAAACCGCCATGATGGTATACGACCGCAAGATGCGCGGCGCGACTATCGAGGTTACTGACGGTATCAAGGTCAAAATCTCCCGGTCCGCAAAGGATATCCTCAAAATCAAGCGCGCGGATAGCTCGGAATGGGAACAGGAAATCGAATAGGAGGAATCCCTAAATGTCAAACATCACCGACTTTATCCCGGCCCGCACCATATACCCGCCGTATGCCTGGGCGATCTTTAACGGCCTCAAATGGTGGGAGACTACTCCGCGCCCGGTGAGAATCCGCGGCCGCATTGCAATCCATGCAGCAAGAGCCTGCCCTGCTGCCGAGATGTGGCGCTTTGTCCGGGAAATCAACAAGTGCAGAGATGTTGCGGAATATATGAAACGAGGCCTTTATACCAGAGAGTGGATGCAATCTCTACCGCATGGGGAGATCCTGGGAACCGTTGAAATTGTCGATTGTATCCCGGTGGATCAGATGCGGGATCGTCTCACGGATTTGGAGCGCGCGTTTGTCGATATCTCAGACGGCCGGTATGCCTGCAAGCTCGCCAACCCCATACAATTCGCAAAACCGATACCAGCAACCGGGCAACAGGGGTTTTGGCGCTTTTACGGGATGGCGGATAGCAAAAGCGCCCAGACGGATAACAAATAGCGGGGATGAAACGCCATAAACCGAAATCGAGGTGATAAAAACGCTGGAACTAAATCAACTTTACAACATGGATTGCATGGATGGGATGCGGGAATTCCCGGACAAATATTTTGAACTGGCGATTGTAGATCCGCCCTATGGAATTGGTCATGACGGACAGCGGCAGAGTATACATAACAACCCAAAGCACAACCGAAAGTATCATGCCCGGAAAGGCTGGGACAGGGAAATGCCGCCGCCGGAGTATTTCAGGGAGTTGGAACGGGTTTCCGTAAATCAAATAATTTTCGGCGGAAACTATTTCGTCCCCATGTTGAACTGCGGCACAAAGGGCTGGGTGGTTTGGGACAAAGGGCAGCACGGATTGACAATGAGCGATTGCGAGCTTGCATATACATCGTTTAACTGTCCGACGCGAGTTGTTGTAATAAATCGAATTGAATTGCAAAGAGACGGAGATACGTTCCATCCCACGCAAAAGCCTGTGAAGCTCTACGAGTGGCTATTAGCCAAATATGCAAAATCCGGCGACAAGATCCTCGACACTCACGCAGGCAGTGCATCCAGCCTGATAGCCTGTCACAACATGGGATTTGAGTACATCGGATTTGAGATCGACCGGGATTATTACGAAAAAGCACTGGAGCGCCTGGAGGCGGTTAAAGCGCAAATTAGGTTTTAAAACCAAACCGCCCGGCGTAGCAGGGAGAAAGAAAAGGACATGAAATACGAATTTACAGGAGAGACAAAAAACGTTTGCGGCATTACATTGCGGCGCATTCGGGCGCTTATGGATATTGGTGAAAATGTGATAGCTGGAGACACCGGATGCTGCATGGAGTGCCGGAATGAAGTACGTCATAGACCGCATCCCGCCGAGCAATAACCGGTACATAGGGCGAACGAACTTCCGGGAGTACCAGAAAGCCAAAAAAGAATGGGCCGAACTAATTTACTGGACGTGTATCCCGCGCCCGGAAAAGCCAATTTCCCGCGCGGTTGTGAAGCTGACCTATTTCTTCCCGACCAGAGGACGGCGCGACCCTGATAATTATTCCGGCAAGATGATTCTGGACGGGCTGACGGCGGCGGGAATCATAGAGGACGACAGTTTCGGGCATATCGAGCTTATTCTGCGCGGCGGATATGATAAAGACCATCCGCGAACAGAGATTGAGGTTATGCCGCAAGAAAGGAGATAAGACATGGCAAGAACCAAGAAATACGAAAGAACACCGGTAATTCTCCGAGCAGATGAAATCGTGAAAATGTTTTATCAGGGATATACCATCCCTATGCTGATAAAAAAGTGAAGGAAAGCGAAATATCCTCCACGATTGCAGCAAAGCGCAAAGTCTATGAGACTTTGTACGAATACGACATGCGCAAAGGATGGGAGAAAGATGAAACGCCATAAACCGAAACCAAACCGCCCGGCGCAGCTGAGAGAGAGGAAATGCCATGAAAGATTATCAAAAATCAGTGATTGAAAAGATACAGGCAATGACCCCAGAAATGTTTTACGAATTTGTGATGGATCTCTGCAATACATATATCGAGACAAAGAACCGCCCGCGCTACACCGAGCAGGATATCGCAATCATGCGCGGGAGAGTAGCGGAGGGCACGCCGTGGGTTGCGCGTGACGATGACGGAGATTTTGCGGCATACAAAGAAAAACCGGAAAGACTCAAGATCGGATGGTACTCAGATGATGATTTTTACGATATCAACGGTGATTTGCTCTCATGGATCAAACCCGGCGAGTGCGTAGACCTGAGAGAGATATTGCGGGAGGTGAAATAGATGGAGTGGATCAGCGTAAAGGATAGGCTTCCGGAAGATGATTTGCCCATAGATACAGACAGACTGATGATAAAAGTGCTTGTCTGTTCTACAAGCGGCAAATACGGAGTGAGAACACTATTCAGACAAAGGTGGACAATGAATTGGGACCCCAAAACCGATACAAGTACATATGCGCCCTGGGAATGGAGCAGGCACGCTCTAAACATCACCCACTGGATGCCTTTACCCGAACCACCAAAGGAGGATCACTGATGGCTGAATACATAGATATCGTCGGCATAAAGCAAGCTGTCAACAAGGGGGAAATGCAAGCATTTGTGCGGGATGGCAGCATCTATTTGCAATGCAAGGTTTCCGGCGAATGCGTAAAGATTGGTGATGCTCCCGCCGCTGATGTCGCGCCGGTGGTGCATGGGCGGTGGATTGATCCGGAAGATGACGACGGAGGCACATTATGGCATTGCTCCAAATGTGGCTATCCAGTTAAAACCATCGCAAAACCAAATTGTAATTATTGTCCCAAATGCGGCGCTCGAATGGACGGAGGCGAAGAAAATGCGGCTGATTGATGCTGAAAACTTTTGCAAAGAACATCAGGACCTCCCATCTGTCGTGTATGTTGCGCTTTCCAAATCGCCCACCATAGACCCCATCCACGCCGTGGGCGGGTGTAGGTGCGCGGAGTGCAAATTTGCCTCAGCGGACGGAGGTTACGAATATCCAGGACAGGCAGAAACGCATGTCAATTGCACCATCCGGTTAACACGGAATCACAGGGCAGTTATTATGCCAAAAGATGGACATTGCAGTTGTGGTGAGCGAAAGGACGGTAAGAAACATGACAACCAGTGAAGCAATCAAGTGGTTTGAAAATCGAAAGAGCGGCAGTACAATGCCCGGTGCAGTGTTACAAGATGCACGGGAACAGGCGATAAAGTATCTCGAGGAGATAGAGACTGTTGCCACATGAATTTAGATAGCGGGCGTTACAGGTCCGCACAACCAACAACAAGTAGCGGGCGTTACAGGTCCGCACAACCAACAACAAGTAGCGGGCGTTACAGGTCCGCACCAACCAACAACAAGTAGCGGGCGTTACAGGTCCGCACAAACCAACAACAAGTAGCGGGCGTTACAGGTCCGCACCAACCAACAACAAGTAGCGGGGAGGCGATCAATTGATATTTGACGATGTGGCGGAAGTCATGAACAAAAATCCTGTTAGAAAAATAAGAAGGATAACCGGGCTTAATGTCAGTAGGATACAGAGTTTGCGATGCGGATGTACGTTTAACCTTGATTATAGCGTCGTCGCCGCACTCGAAAAGCTTGGATACACCGTAAAACTCGAAAAAAAGTGTACCGAAAATCAGAACGCAAAATGATTTATACTGCGGATAGGTAGAGGAATCTGCCTATCCTTTTTCCTTACTCTTTCCTCCTCCCGCGCTGGCAGACCGCGGGACCTAATAGTCTGCCGGTCATATAAATAGAGATCGGAGGAAGCGAATTGGAGGCGACAACATGATAAAAACCAGAATCCCCAAAAGAAGGGTATTTAATATTATTTATTCTGTCAAAGAATTGTCGAGATATATGGACAAATTGCCCAATGTAGATGAATGCTACAAATTTGTATCCACCGGAGGGTTTTCGTCCATATCATTTGTAAAATTTGTTGCCGACCGCACAAAAATCAACGAAATGGCGGCAACAACCTTGCGTGTCGGAAGAAAAGAATTAGAATGCTTAGATCGACTGAAAAAATATGGAAAGCTGGATCGATGTTTTTTTATCGTCGGCGGAATTATGGCCAATGACGGAAAAAAAGGAAAGGTATACCGATATTACGAGGATTTTGAGGCGGTATGCCGCAACAACGGATGGGAATATAAAGCGACAACCAATCATAGCAAAATCATATTGATGGATACCGAAGCCGGGAAATATGTCCTGGAAACCTCCTCCAACTTAAATGAAAATCCGAAAATGGAACAATTTAGCTTTGAGAATAATCAGGCACTGTTTGATTTTTACCGTGAGTGGATCATGGATGTGATGAGATGTTAAATGCACGGGAGGAAAAATTTGTTGCCGCACTGGTTGCCGGGGATTCGCAGCGCGCCGCGTATCGGAAAGCCTTTAAGCAAAGCCGAAAATGGAAGGATGCAACCGTCGACACAAAGGCGTGCTTGCTCTGGAAACAAGATAAGATTCAGGAAAGGTATTTTGAGGTTCGAGAGGAGGTCGCAAGAGCGGCCCATGATGAGGGGATTGTTACCGCGAAAGACATTCTCCGTGAGCTTGCCAAAATAGGATTCGCAGACATAACGGATTACCTGACGGTAAAAAGCGATCTCGTCCAAATCAAAAACACGGAGGATATTCCCCGCGCTCGAATTGGCGCAATATCCGCAATAAAACAGGGTAATTTCGGGATCGAAATGAAATTACATGATAAAGTACGGGCGCTCGAATTGATGGCAAGAATTTATGGGCTTGTGAACGGGCAGCCAATGCAGCAGGCAGATGATAACGGGCTTTCTGAGGCGATTGGAAACGCGGCAAAGGAGATTTTTGCAGATGAGGTTCTCGACGTTCAGCAGAAAACAACTGAAGATACTGACGTGGTGGGCGCATCCGATAGCAAAACGGAACTATGATGCGATCATTGCGGATGGCGCGATTCGATCAGGAAAAACGTTGTCGATGTCTGTGTCATTTATGCTGTGGGCTATGCAGAATTTTGACGAGGAAAACTTCGCAATCTGCGGAAAAACGGTCGAAAGTTGCAATCGAAATGTAATTGTGCCGTTAATCAATGCGATTGGCACGCTCATGGGATTTAAGCAGATAAAAAGCAAAAATTATATACAAGTAAACTTTGCGGGACACTCTAACCGGTTTTACATATTCGGTGGAAAAGACGAGGGGAGCGCGGCGCTTATCCAGGGCATAACCCTTGCGGGGGTACTGCTTGATGAGGTTGCGCTGATGCCGCGATCGTTCGTGGAGCAAGCGCTGGCTCGCTGTTCGGTGGAAGGTTCACGTTTTTGGTTTAACTGTAACCCGAACAACCCGCAGCACTGGTTTTATATCGAGTGGATAAAAAAGCATCAAATGCGCCGCGCGCTTTATCTCCACTTTACAATGGACGATAACCCATCGCTGTCTGACAAGACAAAACAGAGATATCAAAACCTATACAGCGGCGCATTTTACGAGCGATTTATCCGCGGAAATTGGGTGGCGGCCGAGGGCGTTATCTACAGCATGTTTGATCCAGAGATCCATTGCTATGACGAGCTGTCGCCGGGAGCAGTTACGCGGAGTACAACACGCATTATCGCTTGCGATTACGGGACAATCAATCCATGCGTTTTTCTGGATTTTTTGATCGAGCCAAATGGAGCAATACATCTGGACCGGGAGTATTACTACAACAGCAGGGCCGAAGAAAACGGCGGAAAGATGAAAACAGATGAGGAATATTACAGAGATCTAGAATCATTTGTATTATCGCGGCGCGCAACCTGGGAACAGGGGCAGGAAATCGGAGAGTTTCTTGTTGAGCCAGAAATGATTATTATCGATCCATCGGCCGCATCGTTTAAAGAGTGCATTCGGCATCATGGGCGGTTTGCGGTCAGAGATGCAGATAATGAGGTATTGGACGGAATCCGACGCGTAGGAACGGCATTGCAGACCGGTCGCCTGAAAGTAAGCCGGAAATGTAAATCGACCATCGGAGAATTCCAGTCCTATGTATGGGATGAAAAATCTCCGGTCGACAAGCCGGTAAAGGCCAATGATCATGCAATGGATGCACTTAGATATTTTATCAACACGATTTATGAAAGAAGGTGGGGAGTATGAGCAAGCGAGGAAAACAGCGAGCGGCCGCGGGAAGAATCGGGGAGCCGGTGGTTGTCGCGGGAAGCATTCCGGCGCTTGATGCTTTCCAAAATTCGCTCACCCGGCAGGGCGTGGGGATGCCAAACTTGACAAATGCCACAAAGTACCCGCTCACCCGCATGGATTTTGATTTTACCCTCCTCAATTCTCTTTATCGCAGCCATTGGATTGCCGCTGGCATTGTAGATATACCGGCAGAAGATATGCTCAAAAACTGGATCACTTTACAGAGCAAGATGCGGCCAGAGGATATTGATGATTTCGAGCGCCGGGTTCGCCAAACGAGGACCCGCGCGCAGTTGTTGGAGGGCCTCAAGTGGGGAAGGCTATACGGCGGCGCAATTGGGATCATAACGCTCGCCTCGGATACTGATCTTGCAAATCTTTCGGAGCCGCTGGAACTGGAAAATGTACAAATGGACGATTACCGCGGCTTGCGCATATTGGATCGATGGATGGGGGCGACTCCATCCGCAGAATTGGTTGACGACATAACATCCCCGGAATTTGGGATGCCAAAATATTATTCGCTTACCGGAATAGGGCTAAACGGAGTCAGTGTACATCATAGCCGCATTGTGAGGTTTGTGGGGGTTAAACTTCCGCCCATCGAGGAAATCGCGGAAAGTTATTGGGGAATGTCGGTGCTTGAAAGACCGATTGAAGAAATCTTGAAGCGGGATAACAGCAGTGCCAATATTGCGGGACTCATATTCCGCGCAAATTTGATCGTGCGTACAATGGCGGATCTGCCGCCGCTGGCCGCCACAAACAATCAGGCGTACCAGCGGATATTGCAATCCCTCGAGGCACAAAATCAGTTATTAAACAATTTCTCACAACTTTTGCTCGGGAGAGACGAGACGGTTTCCTCGCAAACCTATACTTTTTCGGGGCTGGCAGATATTTATGAGGAGTTTATGCTGGATGTCGCCGGAGCCGCCCACATACCGGTAACAAAACTATATGGCCGATCACCGGCCGGAATGAACTCAACCGGAGAAAGTGACCTGCAAAATTACTATGACATGATCACGCAGGAGCAGGAAACCACTCTAAGGCCGGTATTGGACAAGCTGCTCCCGGTTATCTGCATGAGTACATTTGGAGCCGTCCCGGACGATCTGAATTACAAATTCAATTCGCCAAAAACCGTAAGCCCCAAAGAGGCCGCCGAACTTGCCAAAGCTTACACGGAGGCCGTTGCATCCGCCTATAATGCAAACCTCATCTCACAAAAAGCGGCGGCAAAGGAATTGCGGCAGCAGGCAGACACTACAGGGATATTCTCAAACATTACAGATGAGGACATCGAACACACGACAGATGAGTACATAGGAGACCGAAATGAGGATATGTCGCAGTTTGCCGATATTTTAGGAGGACTGCCGACCGCGCCGCTTCCCGCCGTCGAAAAACCGGAGAGTGATGTCTAATGGCTCTAATCAATCCATGGGAACCGCCCGCCCGCATAGAGGACGGCTACCGAAAAGCAATCGAAGCTGGGATACTGGCTTTTCAGCCTCAAATTGCAGCAGCCGGGAGCCTTGCCGCGGCGCTCACAGCACTGGAAGCATTCGGACAATCCGAAACCTTTCGTCTATTTGCCCGCGCGGTAGCGGCTAAGATGGTGACAAATACGTTGAGCTGGAGCGCTAAAACATGGAGGGATGCTGCGCGGGAGATGTCCAAAGGCCAACAGATATATAACGCGACCCGCTCGGAAATCGACGGCCGCCTTAAAAATGAAATCGAGTGGCAGATCACGCGCAACGCACAGCTCATATCGTCGTTGCCCCAGGAAATACGCCAAAACGTGGACGGTATCATTTCGCGCATGACGATCGAGGGATCGCGGCCGGAAACAATCGAAAAAGAAATTCTCAAATACTTCCCGGAAACTACGGCAAAACGCGCGAAGCTTGTAGCGCGCACCGAAGCGGCTAAAACGCATACGGCACTTATTCGGTCCCGCGCTGAGAGTCTCGGGATAACGTGGTATATTTGGCATTCGACAAACGATGTTCGAACCCGTCGTGCACACCGCCTTATGAATGGAGTCCTTTGCCAATGGAGCGATCCGCCGAGCCCGGAAGCCCTTGCCGGAGAAAGGACGGTTGGCAACTACGCGCCGGGAGAAATTTGGAATTGCCGATGCTACCCGCAGCCGGTTACAAATATTAACCGGGTTAGCTGGCCGCGCAAGGTCTACTATAACGGCAGCATCCAGACAATGACGCTCGCGCAGTTTAGACAGATTGGAGGTATGGCCGCATGAGCGATTACAGGGAGCGCGCCATAAAATCATACGACCGGGAAACAACTCCCCGCCGTACAGCTTTTTATGGCACGCGCATAAGCCCAAACCAGATAAAGACCGTGGAGGATTACACAATCTATCTCAACGTCCCAATTGCCCGCGTGGGAGAACAGGAATACTTGCCCTCCGAATTAGGATTGACGGGAAACGATCCCGTAATCCTGTACCGGCCGGAGGAGGAAGTTTTCGCGCCGGAAGCAATCGCCAGTTTTGAGGGAAAGATCGTAACAGACGAGCATCCCGCAGATATGGTCAATGCCGACAACGCGAGCGTGTTGTTAAAAGGCGTTGTCCTGAATGTCCGCAGAGGGCAAGGAGATGAAGCCGACCTTCTTCTGGCCGATCTCATTGTTTATGACCGCACGCTCAATGAAGAAATTCAAAACGGCAAACGGGAAATCAGTAGCGGATATTATCACGATATCGAAGAAACGGAAGGTCGCTATTATCAGCGAAATATCCGGGGTAATCACGTCGCAGTCGTACCGGCTGGGCGGGCGGGTCCCAGGGTTTCGATAAAAGACGCAGCACCCCAAAATAAAAACCGAAAGGAGATTAAAACTATGTCACACAAAGCAAAATGGTATTCCAAAATTCTCGGGATTGCCGCAAAGGATGCAGACCCGGATGCGGTCGCGGAAGTGATCGACGAGATTGCGGAATGCAACAAACCGGAGAAAGACGAGGAGACGCCGCCTCCCGAGAATGCGCCGGACCCAAACGCGGCCCTCATGGCGGAAATTAAAAAACTGTCCGACCGACTCGCGGCCCTCGAAAATCCCGGCGAAAAGGACGTGCTCGACGAACTCGCGGAGGAAATCAAGTCTGGGGACGAGGAGGGAGATTCGCCGGAAAGCGAGGAAACTGTCATTGTAGATGCCGGGGAGGAAAACCAGTCCGCACAGCTTAGCCGCGACGCTGCAACCGCACTGATCAAATCCGTTCGCCCGGTTCTTGACAGCATCAAAGACGACAAAGAACGCAAAGCGGCGAAAGACAGCTTTGCAAAATCTCTGCGGCAGATGATGGCGGCCCCCGAAAAGCCTGCAATGGCAAAAATCAATGAGGAGATGCGCAAAGCCGCAACCAATGATGCGGCTCCGGCCGACGAGTCAAAAATCGGTATCGAAATTCGAAACAAATTCAATCCGCATTATGCGAAAAAGTAAAGGAGTGTTTTAAATGCCTGGACAGACGATTGGAATAAATCTCAACAACGGGTATCCGGGAACCTTCTCCCGGCAAAATGTATATCTTGCGGTTTCCCGCGTGGCGGGCGGGAATATCCCGTTCGGATCGCCAGTGAAATATGATTCCGATGGAAACGTCGTAGTTATGGGAGCCTCAGACACCGCGGCCAAATTCCTCGGGATCGCCTCCCGCAATGTCAAACAGTCAACCGTAATCGGAGAGCCGGTCGAAAAATACGCAGCGAATGAGATTGCAACGATCGTAACGATGGGCGCGGTTTCGGCCGTCTGCAATGTAGGCGATCCCACGGTAAACGGTAACGTTTATCTGCGAATTACCGCAAATGAAAGTGTAACCGGAGGCGTGGTTGGTGGCCTGGAAGCAACCGCAGATGGCGCAAACTCTGTATTGCTTACAAATGTCCGCTGGAATATCAACGGCAAGGATGAGAATGGGGTATCCGAAATTCGCATCCTGTACCCGGTTAATGCGTAAGGGAGGAATGACAAATGAGCAAAATCATTGAATTTACCAAACCCACCAAAGAACGAGTCCAGACAATGGACAGCCTGATTCGTTCCGGGAAAATGGGCGCGCGCTTTGCGTTGCCGCAGATGGACGCGGCAACCGCTGGCGGCCTTGCGTTCCTCGTGGGAGAGCTTGAAAAGGTCGATACAGCCCTGATGGAGCCCCTCACCTCCGTTACGTGGATGCGTGATATCGTCGCCAAAACAGGCGGCGGATTTGTAAATCTGGTTTCGGCCTATGCCGTAAGCTATGGAACCACCGGAGCAGATGAGGAGTCGTTGATCTACAACGGAGCAACCGACATTGCTACCGCGCAGGCAGACCTCACAAAAGACCTCTGGAAAACTGTAACCTTTGCTATGAACATGCAAATTGGTTATCTGGACCAGGAGGCTCTCCGCCAGATCCCGCGCAGTATCAATGAGATTTACGATAACGGGATCAAACTTAACTGGAACAAGTTGCTCGACAAGAGTACATACTACGGGCTTAGCAAAATCAACACCCACGGACTGGTAAACAATCCGAATGTGGTTACATCCACCGTCGCGGCCGGAGCATCCACCAAAACCACTTGGAAAGATAAAACTCCGGTTGAAATTCTCGCAGACGTGAACGCGGTTCTTGCAGCGCAGTGGGAGGCCGTGGGATATGACACCTCCGCAATGGCAAATCACATTTTGGTCGATCCGGTCAACTTTGGATATATCGCAACTACGCCCGTAACCGAAGCGGGAACAGAAAGCATCCTGTCCTATATTAAGCGCAATTGCCTTGCGGCGGCGCAGCAGGTAGACCTTGAATTCGTCCCGTGCCGCCAGTGCAAAGGTGCCGGAGCGAGCAGCGCAAACCGGCTCGTGGTATACCGCAATGACGAAAGCAAGATTGACTTTGATATCACCATGCCGCTTGGCCGCGTCATGACTTCGGTAGACGCTGGAAAGCTTGCATACCTCACGAGTTATGCGGGCCAGTTCTCGGAGGTCAAATTCAAATATCCGCAGACGGTGCGGTATGCGGATGGGGTGTAACGGATGAAGCTATACACAAAGCAAACTTATGAGCTCACCTCTCCTACTGGAGAAAAGAGAATCATTCGCTGTTTTGAAATCACCTCGGTTCCCGATGAATTCGCCGTGTGCCCGACTTTTCGGGCGGGACTCGCGGCCGGGAAAATTACACTGATTGAGTCCCGACGGGAAGAATCCAAAACAGAGCAACAGCCCGAAAAAGAATACGCCCGCATGACGGTTGCTGAGTTGGAAAAGCTCGCGGAAAAACGAGGCGTTGACTTGGAGGGCTGCAAGAAAAAGGCGGACATCCTTGCCTGCCTTACCGGTGAAATCTTTGACGAGGAGCGCGATGGCGAAAGCCTCGGCCCCAAAGAACAGTAAAGGAGCGTGATCCCTGTGGCTATGGATGGATGGGAAAAAAGAATCATATCGGATGCGGCCAATATGCCACAGGGATCAAACCCTGCGTTCGCCGCCGCCGATCTGTATGCCTTTTATCCACAGTTTAAAGGCATAATCCCCGATGTGGTTATCGAAATGTATATCGGCCTTGCAAGCGCTTCTCTATCTGCCGCGCGCTGGATGGGTTCCTGGAAAATCGGAATGTGCATGTTTGTCGCTCATTTTCTCACGCTGTATTTACAAACCTCTACTCCAGAGGGAGCTACCGCCGTGCAGGTTATAAACGCGGGAGAAGCCCGCGGACTTACCACCTCCAAATCGGTTGGAGGAGTATCCCAATCGATTGACTATAGCACCGCGGCGGCTGACCTCGATGGATGGGCCGCATGGAAACTCACCGCATATGGACAGCAATTCGCAACGATGGCAAAATTGGTTGGCATGGGAGGAGCGGTTATATGGTAGATATCGGCGTAATCGTAAAGGATGGGGACATCGATCTTGAAAAGGTAATGGCAGCTCTTAGGGAGCTGGCCGAAACCGATGTACTCGTCGGGATACCGGAGGACAAAAGCGCCAGAGAAAAGACGGGGCCGGGGAAAGAGGATATCACCAATGCTCAGTTAGCCTATATCCATACCAACGGCGTGCGCCGCCTATCAATGCGCAAAGAAATGCAGCCGGACATTGATGCGGGAAAGCCCTATCCTATGGTTCTAAAAGCCTATGTGCAGGAGCATGGATCTCCGCTCTGGCACTCTCCGCCGCGCCCGTTTTTAGAGCCGTCTATAGAAAAACATATAGACGAAATAAAAGAGGATCTCGAAACCGCGACAGCCGCCGCACTGGAGGGGGAGGATGTACAATCTCATTTAGAAAAGATCGGAATGGACGCAGAATCAAACGCAAAGAACTATTTTGAGGAAGATAACGGCTGGCCGCCGAACGCCGCCGCCACAATCGAGAAAAAGGGAAGCGCCGCCCCGCTGGTTGATAAAGGAGCAATGAAACAATCAATTTCTTACGTAATCAGAAAGAAGGGGGAGCGCGGTGCTTAACGTTGCAAACTTGGTGATAGATCCCGCATTTGCACAAAACATATCGCTTTACCGGAGCAGCGGAAAGTGGGATAAAGGTAAATTCATATCAAACCCGCCTGAACAACTCACCATCATTGGATCTGTACAGCCTGCCGGGGAAAAAGATACGATTATGACCCCGCAGGGAAATCAGATACAGGCCGAGGTTGCGGTCTACTCCAACTCTGTTATCCATACCACTCGAGCCGGGAACGATCCGGGACTTTCAGATGAAATCGAATGGAGCGGAGCCAGATATAGAGTGATGCGCGTGGAAGATTGGCACGACTTTGGATATTACAAAGCGCTATGCGTTCGAAAGGCAGGCGGACAATGAATAAATCAGTTGGACAGCTCGAAGAAATTCTCCGGCAGGCAGTTTTAAAGTGCCTAGGTTTACCAGACGATGAAAGCACCAGCAGAAGGGTATGTACCGGATGGCTGGATGCGCCAGAGTTTGAAAACTCGGAGGATATCGCCTTTGTTACCGTTACGCCATCGTCAGATCCAATCACCCGGCAGCGTGATACTACATGGATTCCCAACGGGGACGGAACGGCGGAATACACAGAAACCGGCCTGCGTGTCATGAGCGCCAATTTTGTGTTTTATGGCCCGAACGCCAACGAGGATGCGCAGACGGTAAGAAACCGTATACAGATGCCCGCAGCGAGGGAATTCCTGATGCGTAGCGGTATCGGATTGATAATCGCCGGAAACGAGCCCGTAAGGATACCGGAAGCTCGAGACGGACAATGGTGGGAACGGGCCGACTATTCGATCAATTTTAATGTGATTTCGAGCTATTCCGAACGGATCGGAACGATCGAGTCACTCGGAGAAATCCAAATAAAATCTTAAATCGAAAGGGGTTTTAATTTTGGCAACGTTATCTCTTGATCCGGTAATCCAAATAAACGTTATCCTCACGCCTGTTGCGGCAGTACGCAGCGGCTTTAACTTGGGTTTGATTATTGGATCGTCCTCAATCATCAACACCAGTGACCGGGTGGTTACATATACTTCTTTGGCGGAAATGCTGGAGGCGGGCTTTAAAACCACAGACGCGGAATATCTGGCCGCAAGCATCTATTTTGCGCAGAATCCATCTCCTACGAAAGTGGCGATCGGGGTAAAGGGCGCGGAAGAAACGGCCCTGCAAGCCGTGACGGCCTGCCGTGAAGCGAACAGCGAGTGGTATGCCTGCTATATTGTAGGCGCAGAAAAGGCCGATATTGTTGCCGTAGCGCCGTATATCGAGGCGATTTCTCCAGAAAGCGTGCTGTTTTTTACTACCAAAGACGCAGACGTTTTGACTGCGGCAGAGGGAAATATCTTTGCAACGCTCAAAGACGCGGGATATACCCGCACTCTGGGAGTCTATTCGACGAAAAACGATCATGCGGCCTGCGGGGTGATGGGTTACGCCATGGGGGCCAATACAGGCGATCCGGGAAGCGCCTACACTCTGCGAAACAAAACAATTATCAACCTGCAATCCGAACCACTCACGGCGGCCCAGGTAAACGCAATCGAAGGGAACAACGGAAACGTACAGGTAAACCGCGGCGTTTACTTTGATCTCTTTGAGCCGGGACTGACCGCGGCCGGGAGGTATTTTGACGATATCATAAATCTGGACATGCTTGTAAACGGAATCAAACGCAATGTTATGGACACATTGCAGCTTTGGCCGAAAATTCCCCAGACGGAACCGGGAGTAACCGCACTTGTAGGCGCGATTAATGATCCGCTTGAAGATGCCGTAACCACTGGATACATTGCGCCCGGAATCTGGCGCGGAGGCCCGTTTGTGTCATTGAGCAAGGGAGATGCGCTCCCGACAGGATATCTGGTTATGACCGAACCACTGATCGACCAGAGCGACGCAGACCGCGCGGCAAGAAAAGCACCGAAAATCTATATTGCAATCACACCGGCCGGAGCAATTGAGTCGGTTGCAATCTCGCTGAATGTATCGATTTAAGGAGGGAGTACATTGACGGATACTTATAGCTTTGCAGATATTTCGTGCGTCCTTTCGCACCCTGCCGTGGGGCAGCTCATTTGCAACGGAGAGGGGCTCGGGGATATTGCGATATCATACGCGAACGACATGACTGCTCATCTGTTGTCAAACGACGGAGTTGTGACTCCCACGAAAATTGAGGCGAGCAACGGAACCATAACGATCAACACCTCTCAAATGGGAGAAATCCATCGGTATTTGAGCAAGCTTGCAAACTACATTAGGGTTTCGAGAGCTTCGGAATGGGCGCGTCTCACTATTACAATTAAGGCGCAGAATCTCCAGACGACTTGCAAAGGAGTTTCGCCTCAGAAGATCCCCGACGAGACTTATGGACAGCAGGCACAGAATGTCGCATGGGCGCTAATGGCGGCTAAAATAAACCGAGAACCGATTTAAGGGAGGAATAACATGGATGCAATCAAAGAGCGGCGCGAATATGAGCCGTTTGTAATGGACGGTAAGGAGTACCGGATTTATTGGCTAGATGCCTATACCGCAATGTATATCGGTTATCAGCTTATGAACACGGCGCTCCCTCCGCTGATTGGCTCTTTAACTGCCGAAATTATGCCGGACCGAAGCGCGGCGGCAATTGCCGCCGCGCCCATGAGCAAATCGCAGTTTACGAGTCTGCTTAAAGATGTGTTGAGTTGCACTAAAGTACGCATGGATTCAGGGTGGATTAACGTCATCAACGATAACGGCAGCCCCGCGGTTCCGGGAATGGAAACCAACGTGGGAGCAATGATGACCCTTGCAGCCGAATCTATCAAGTTTAATTTTAAGGATTTTTTCGCCGAGAAGCTGTTGCCACTCGTCGGCGGTGCCTTCGGTATGAGCCCGCCGAATACCGAAATCTAAATGCCACACTTTACGCGCCGGTAATTGCCGGCCGCTGGCAACAGCACGAGCTATGGGATGGGACATACAACATTAACGATCTTTGGGATTGTCTTGAAATTATCGCAGTACAAAACGAAAATGAAGAACGCGCTCAGGAAGCGGCAGAACAGGAAGTGAGACAGTGACGAACATAATCAAAGAGTATCTAGTTTCCCTGGGGTGGAAAATAGATGATGCGGGAGCACAAAAGGCCAAAAAAATGCTCGATGATGTGTCGCAAAAAGCGGGAATGGTTGGCCAGTTTGGAAAAGCTGTCGGCGTTGTCTCAACTGCAATTGTAGCCGTCAATACGGCGATATTGGGGTATGTCGTAAGCGCGGCGAAAGCCGATGTCCAAAATGAACGTCTGGCGCGCTCGATGTGGACCACCAAAGACAATGCGGAGGCTATGAATAAGACGCTCTCTGCGCTGGGAATTACGCTCAATGATCTTTGGTGGAGCGCCGAGCAGCGCCAGAGATTCCAGCAGTTGCGCCGGGAGGCGCTGAATCTTCGGCCTCCCGCTGAATTTTCAGATCAAATGAAGCGGGTCCGTGACGTGCTGTTTGAATTCTCTCGAACCAAAGTCACACTGCAATATGCGGGTCAATGGGTATCATACTATTTTTTGAAATACATAGAGACACCACTTGCCAATATCAAAAAATCCCTCAAAGAGTTTAACGATTCCCTGCAACTCAAACTCCCAGAGGGCACAAAGGTTGTTGCGCAGGTCTTTTCGTGGTTTTTCCGATTGCTCTCGGCGGGGATAACGTTTTTGAGCCGATCCGGGCAAGGAATCATGAAGTTTTTAAAAGGTTTACCCCCGGAACTCCTTTTAGTGGCGGCAGGAGTCGCCGCAATCGCGGCCGCCTTTAAAACTGGACCATTGGGACTGTTTGTTGGACTACTTTCGACGGCACTACTGCTCTATGAAGATTTCTTGACATGGCAGCAAGGCGGAGAAAGCATGTTCGACTGGTCAAAACCCGCGGCCGCCATGGAACGTATCATAGATCTATTCGAAAATTCCACCATACAGGAATCCTTACAAAGCATAGGAGAATCCCTGGGAGAAATCTTTCGAAAATTGGTAGATGCCGCGGGAGCCGTAAACGATTTTTTGAAAGAAGCCACTGGAATGGATGCCGTGGAACTCGTTTTTAAAGGGATCGAAAAAATCGTTGGGAATGTAGCGATGCGCATAGAGGCGGTCGCTAAAGCGATTAAAAGCGTCCTCAACCTGATATCGGATGGATTTAACCCGGAAAATATCGAAACCGCCCTTGTAGATTCTGCAAAGGGAATGATTTCTGGAGCCTTTGGAATTGATGTTGATGAGGCCATAGCAAAAGCAAAGAGCTTTATCCCGTCAAAAGAACAAATATCAAATACGCTGAGTAGCTGGGGGGATAAAATCGGCGGGTTCTTTGGTTTCAATGGAGCAAAAGAAACAGCAAAGGCGAGTAACGTCACAAACAACCGGAACATTAACGCGCCAATTACACAGTACATTTATGGGAACGATCCGGTTGGAACTGGAACAGCGGCGGCCAATGCACTAAAAAGCAATCAATTTTATAGTGGGGCGCTGTCCTCGCCTTATAGTTAATGGAGGCAGATCATGGCGAAAAAAGAACGTGTCTATATGCGCACATCAGTTGGGGGTTATTCTTTTGATGCGATTGTGCGAGCCGATCATACCTCCGAGCTGGAAATGACCTCTCATCCAGTACAAAGCGGATCGGCGCTCGTGGATCACTCTTACCTAAAGCCGAAAAAGCTCACGCTGCAAATCGGCGTAAGTGATTCGGCGCTGAATGGCGCAAGCTATGGCGGAGGTTCGAGCAGGTCGGTTAATGCTTTTAAATTGATGCTGACCATGCAGGCGAACCGGCAGCCGGTAACGGTAGTGACGAAACTCCATACCTATAAAAATATGCTGATTCAGTCCATATCTGCACCGGACGATTTTAAAACCCAAAACGCCCTGGACGCGACGATAACCTTTCAGGAGGTTCCCGTCGCCACTATCAGCATTGTAAAGGTTTCCGCCCGGCCACAAGTGACTGGATCAACGAACAGAGGCACTCCGCAACCGGTAGAGGCGAAACAATCTGTGCTAAAACAATTAGGGAGCCTCGCATCAGCTTTTTTAGGACGGTGATCCATATGGCGTTTCGTGAAATCCCACTGACAACAGATCCCAATCAAACTTTTGCAATCACTCTGCCAGTGGACGATAAAAACATCAGCCTAATTTTTGAGTTACGGTATAACACAGTAGCCGAATATTGGGTTTTGGACATATACGACAATGAGCGCAATCCGATTCTGGCAACTGTACCACTGGTAACGGGAGATTACCCATCGGCAAATCTGCTAGAGCAATTCGAGGCGTTCGAAATCGGAAGCGCATTTATCGTTCCGTCTGGGCAGACCGTAACCGGCCGCCCGGATGATACGAATTTAGGCTCGGATTTTGTGCTGGTTTGGGGGGATACAGATGGCATCTACAAATAATAGCCTATATCCTCGCAGATACCGCGTTTTTGTCGCCGCTTCATCCGGCGCGGCCTTTGAGGTTTCCGAACTCAGATGCACTTTTAAAATCGAGAGAACCATGAACGCACAACCAAATCTGTGCGAAGTATCAATTTTCAACCTCACTCCCGAACTGCAAAACACAATCATAGCACAAAATGACCGCGTAATCGTGGAGGCGGGTTATGAAGGCCCACAATACGGTGTGATCTTTGACGGACAGATTTTGCAAACCCTCTCCGAGCGAGAAAATCAGGTGGATTTTAAGCTCACTCTGGTAGGGCTTGACGGTGCAAACTTTATGTCGGCGGGTATGATCTGCGGATCGTATGCAGCCGGGGCAACGCGGCGGCAGATCGTACAGGACAGCATCAGCAAGGTAACGGCCCCGGCACAAACTGGCAATATTTCGCCCGAATTTGGAAACAACGGGCTCTCCCGCGGGAAGGTTATGTTTGGACTTGCCGGGGACTACTACCGGCAGATGGCGCAGACAGACGGAGCATTAATGTACATTGACGACGGCAAAGTGAATTTAATCCGCGCGTCAGACTTGCCGCCCGGTGAGGTTGTGAATCTCACTCCAACCTCTGGCCTTATCGGGACACCGAGTCAAACGCAATATGGGGTGAATGCAAAAAGTTTGTTAAATCCCCGCTTGAAAATAAATAGTCTGGTAAGGATATCTAGCGAATATGTGCAACAAGCCCGCGCACAAATCGGTCAATATAACCGTCCATTGGATTCAAATGGGCTTTACCGGATTATCAAGGTTACACATACCGGAGACACTCGCGGACAAAACTGGTACACCGACATCGAGACAATCTCACAATCTGGCGGATTCCCGGCCATGATTGGGACTGCAAATGCACAGCCTTGGTATTAGGAGGGACGCTATGATACCGACTACCGCACAGCTTGGCGGAGAAGCGGAGGCATACCGCGCGCTGGCTGAAAAGATATCCAATACAATCCGAGTTGCAGTACCGGGGATTGTAACAGCCTTTAATGCATCGGCACAAACGGTATCCGTACAGCCGTCAATCCGAGAGCGGGTAAAAAACCAGGATGGGACCAGCACTGAAACCCCGTTGCCGGTACTGTTAGATGTTCCGATCTGCTTGCCGCGCGCCGGGGGATTTGCCCTCACTATGCCGGTAAAAGCCGGGGATGAATGTCTGGTTGTATTTGCTGACAACTGCATCAATGCCTGGTTTTCGAGCGGAGGCGTGCAAGGGCAGGAAGAAAAGCGCCGTCACGACCTTTCGGATGCTTTTGCAATCCTTGGTACATGGAGTCAACCGAACCGGATTACAGGCTTTTTGTCCGATGGCGCGCAGTTGAAATCACTCCGCGGTGGAGCGTCTATCACGATCAAAGATAACGAGATCGACATAGATGCACAAACCGTAAAAATCAATGGAACGACCATCGAACTAAATGGGTCAAGCGTCAAAGCAAAGGGGACGGAGATACCATGAGATATCGTAAACTTACAGAGACTGGCGATTATTCGTTTGGCAACGGCTCGCTCGATTATATCTCAGGTGTGGCAGCCATTGCGCAAGCGGTCAAAACTCGAATCATGTTGTTTCTCGCGGAGTGGTGGGAGGATCAGGAGGATGGCTTGCCTCTCTTTGAGGATATTTTGGGAGGTCGGGCCACAAACGAAGAACTGCAAGATGTCGACCGAATAATCATTGAGAGAATCGAAGGAACTCAAGGAATTGCATCTGTGGAAGAATACGAAAGCAGCTACGAAAACCGAAAGTACACGTTTTCGGCCACAGTAATTACAACGGACGGGGAAACAGTCTCTGTTGAAGGAGGGGTTTGATTGGCATACTTTGCGCCATATATCGATGCGGCGGGGTTACATATCCCGACCTATGCTGATATCTTAGAGGATTTAGTCCAGCAGGCAAAGCTCATTTATGGGCAGGACATATATTTGGATAATGATTCGCAGGACTATCAATTTATCAGCGCTTTTGCAGCCAAAGCCTATGACGTGATACAGGGAATTGTGCTTGCGTATAATAGCCGGTCTCCGGCTTTTGCTGTTGGGTCTGCTCTGGCGGGGCTTGTCCGGCTCAATGGCATAAAGCCCCTCTCTGCAACCGCATCAACGGCGACCGTTACACTAACCGGAACCGCTGGAGCGCAGATCATAGGAGGGGTTGTTGCTGATGCAAACAATATCCAATGGGCCTTACCGGGCACAGTGACGATTGGAAACGAAGGAACGGTGGATGTTTTAGCAACTTGCAAACAGCTTGGAGCCGTGGCCGCGCCTGCCGGAACAATCACTCAGATTGTGACACCGGCGCGGGGATGGACCTCAGTTACGAATGACGCGGCGGCGACGCTGGGAAAAGAGGCTGAAACCGACGCTCAATTACGCGCCCGGCAGAAAATCAGCGTTGCCAATCCGGGACAAGCCATTGTAACGAGCATAGAGGGCGCAATTGCCGCGATAGATGGGGTAAAGCGCCGCCGGGTCTATGAGAACTATACTGACAGTGAAGATGAAAACGGATTGCCTCCGCACAGCATCACGGCGGTTGTAGATGGGGGAAAAGAATATGATATTGCTTTGCAAATTTTTCTCCACAAGTCCCCAGGATGTGGAACCAATGGAGATGTAACAGTACCTGTAATTGATAAATACGGAGAAACTTGCAACATCAAATTCGACCGCCCTACAGAAGTACCAATTTTTGTTGAGGTTACGGTTAAAAGGCTGCAAGGATACTCAAATGATAATGTTATCATAAACGCTATCGTAGAATACATTGAATCTCTGGAAATCGGGGACGACGTTTATGCCTCATCGCTGATTGGCGCGGCATTATCGGCAATGCCATCACTCACCACTCCAACATTTACGGTATCATCCGTAAAAATCGGGAAAGCTGCCTCGAGCCTGTCAACGGTCGATATCGCAATTGCAATTACCGAGGCGGCCTCATGCTTGGCGGATAATGTGACCATAGTTATAACACAATAGGAGGGCTCGTATGGCGATAAAACCGTATTTGGATTTGATCACATCTGAGCATCGGACGCGGCCAAACTATATTGCGCTCCTACAAGCAAACCTCGCTCCATTGGAAGATTCTGAAACCTGCATGAACGAGATGGCCGCAAAGTTTGTTTTGGAGGAAGCGCAGGGAGCTCAGCTCGACATCATAGGGGATATCGTTGGTGCGAGTCGGATACTAAATGGCGCAACGCTGGACGACAAAACATTTTTGCTCCTGATTTATGCGGCAATCCTGAGAAACCACTGGACAGGAAAACCATATGATATCTATAACCTTTGGGAAACTCTTTTCCCTGACATCCGCCTAAGACTAAAAGATCAGCAGAATATGCACGTGCAGGCGGTGATCATAGGAAACATCACGGAAACAGAAAAAGATATGATCCTTGCGGGCCTGATTATTCCGCGGCCGTCCGGCGTACAAATGGATTACCTTTTTGTCGATCCGTCGCAGCCTATTTTTGCATGGGATATAGAGGGCGATTATTATGCCGGTTGGGATACCGGCTATTGGCAGTAGGAGGTACAAAATGGCTGGAACAAACTCGTTTTATCCCTTTGCGGTTAATACCGACAATACCCTCACTAATGCACAGTATCAAGCGGATGCTGGGAGGCAATCGGGTAATGTACCCGGAGAAATCGCGCGGGCGGCGCTGGTAAATAAAGCGTTAAAGCAAGGAGCGGCCGCAGCAGTGGCGGTTGGTGCGGTGGTAGCGGGGGCTGGGTTTGATGCATCGGACGCAGACCCGTCGGTACTTAGCTCCGCGTTCCAAAAATCCATATCCTTAAAATCTGGAACATTACGGGCCGCAAGCGTCACGTTGAGTGGGGCAACCTATACAGCAGTAGTCCCTGATTTGCTTGGGGTTGCTTCCGGGAACCTCCCTGCGGTATTCAATTTGCTTTTAATTTTACCAGCGGAATGCCCGGATAATGCCACAATATCAATTATTGGGCAAGCGAATGGAACGGAAATTTTAAATTATCCGATTTATACATCTCCAAATTCTCCGGTGAAAGCTGAAGGGATTCCGGCAGGCGCGGCCATAGAGCTTTTGATCAGCGTTACAGAGAACAAAGCGTATTATAGTAGCGGGGGCGGGAAGTCCGACCTCATCACCGTAACCCTCCCCGTGGCCTCATGGGTCAAGGACAGCACCCGCGAGATGTGGACGCAGGCGGTAACGCATAGCTCCATTGTGAACGATGTGCGCATTGGGATCAGCGTGGACGACGACACACAGCTTGCCCTTATGGACGCGGGCGTAACCTTACGGATTGACAACAACAATGGAACCGCGACGGCAAAAGCATTTGGAGCGATCCCAGAGAGTAACATCACGGCGCAGCTGACATTAACGCCGGTGGAGGTGGTAGCGTGATCTACGGCGAGGAGCTAGGCGCGGGCGGGATCAGTACAAAGACGATCCCCCCACAGGGGCTTAACCTGACGCTCAAGGGCGGCAACGGAAAGATCGACTGCACCTTTACCGGGATCGCCTCGCAGTGGCTGTATCTCGGGCAGTATTACCGGCTCATTGCAAAACCCGGCAGTGCGCCAACCTCCCCAAT